TAACATAATATACATAATGCGCACTGAATTGAGGATTCCACTGGGCTTGAAAATGCTACGGCAAATCCTGCACAAGCCATTGAAATACTTGGTAATCCAAGCCCATTAAATTTTTTTGCTATATTCGTCCACAGCGTTTGAGCTTCGCAAGATTTTGCTTTATCCAGCGCTAATCCAACTAAAGCCTTTTCTTTGTCTTCACCAATTGCCTCTGCAAGCATAAGTATTTGGTTTTCATTGAGATAAGTTCTTCCTTTACGTACCTCAGTAATCATTTGTGGACTTACACCCAAGTCATGGGCGATTTGTTTGTATTGCACATACTTCATCTGCTCTTTGTAAGCATCAATGAGTTGGTTCGTGTACATTTTTGAATTTCCTATCCAAGCATCAATCACTTCATTTTAGTTCTTTAGCACAAGATTTGCTGTATTGACGGTACATAAAACTCTGTATTTAATCAGCACAGAAATTACTGTATTTGACCGCCTTGGTACGGGCGTTTGCCCTTGACGCTTTCGTCTGTCCTTGGTGGTCGCTCTCAACGGTCAAGGTGTTGCTATGAAAAAACTGTCTACTGAAAATGCGATCATTATCGATACGGAAACTACTGGCTTAGGCTTTGATGCAGAAATTGTCGAGTTCACTGCTATCTGTGCTGACTCTGGCAAAGTTATCGTGAACGAGCTGGTTAAACCGACTTGCTCCATTCCTGCTGAAGCGACAGCAATTCATGGCATCACCGATGAAGATGTTAAGGACGCGCCCGACTTTCATCTTGTTTTTTCAAATCGTTTTCTTCCGCTTCTTAACGGTCGTCCAATCATCATCTACAACTCAGATTTTGATACACGCTTAATCATCCAATCGTTAGACAAGCACTGTAACTCTGCTTACGTCCAATCCGTTGAAGATTTGTTTTTCAAATTCTGCGTTCCTCACTGTGCGATGCTTTGGTACGCCGAGTTCTTCGGTGCTTGGAATGACCAGCATGAAAATTACAAGTGGCAATCTCTGACTAACGCGTGTGCGCAACAACATGTCGATGTGTCTGATTTAACTGCGCACCGAGCGCTGGCTGACTGTGAAATGACTCGTCGATTGATCCACACGGTTAACTCACAGCTTGAAAACCAAACCAATCAAAACTGTGACAGCGTCACTAATTTGTTCTCGGAGTGATAACCATGGAACGTGATCACTCATTTACATGCTTAGTTCTTCTCGCGGGTTTCATCGCTGCGGTGTTCTTGTTTTATCAGAACAATTACATGGACGCTACGGCTGAGTCTTACGCCAAAGTCCAAACGTGGGTTGATGAACACCCATCAGCAAAACCGCTGTTAAACGAGCTGTTGAGCGATGGCAAGTTAACGCCTAACGAGGTCGCTGACATCCGTATTTTCATCAAAGAAGAGCCAAAACGTCTTCTTATTTCTCAGGCAACTGAGGCGCGTTAACCATGAACGAAGCTCAAATCATCTATTACGACTTGCTGCCTGATTACACGGTTTCCGTGTTGGTCAAAGGCTGTGATGAATGGGATTTGCTTAAGTCGATGTCTCATCTTGAGTCTTGGGCTTCGTCTCAATTTCTATCTTACGAGTTGGTTTCTATCACCAACACAACTTACCAAGAGCGCGTTGATTTAGGGGTGTTCGATGACTACTGCAACTAACATCCTCAAGAAGTTCGATGAGCAATCGGTTCATATTGACTACCTATGTTTTACATTTGCCGTCAAGGACTTACGCCATTGTCATAACGCGCTTCAACGTCTGCATAAGCATGAGGAATACCGAGGATTAGCGCCTAAATCACTGTTACAGCGTAACTGTAAAGCACCTAAGTTCCCTGCTCCACCTCAGTTTAATTCGACCATTGCCAAGACGGCGGATGAGATTAATGCGTACAACGACGCCTTTGAAATCTGTTACCGAAACTACTTAGAAGAATGTCTACGCATCTTCACCAATCAAGTGTTGGGCTTGTCGCTGTCTGCGCCTCGTGGGCTTGGTTTTCAGTTTTACACCGAATCTATGAAACTCACCTCAGCAAACGGTGAGGACTTCTGCGGTTTCGTTGGTATCGGTGGCAACAATGACACGGTGCATTTTCAGATTAATGGTAAAGGCTGCAAGCATGTCTTTGCCCGTCGCGCGCCTTGGTCACTCCATGACTGGCTGACTAACGTGTTGGGTGTGCAAACATTGGCGCGTGTTGACCTCGCTTATGATGATTACGACGGGATTTTTGATTGTGAATACGCGCGCACTGCCTGGAATGACAATGCATTTCGAACGGCTGAACGCGGTCGCAGTCCAGTGCTGCATGTTGACCACACCATTGCTGGCTATCGCGGTGGTCGCCCTGATTACACCAAAGAGCAATATTCGATTGGCTCTCGTACCTCTCGCATTTACTGGCGTGTTTATAACAAGGCACTTGAGCAGAAACTCGCGAACACGGGACTGGTTTGGTATCGCTCCGAGGTCGAACTTAAAAAATGGAACATCGACGTTCTGCTCAACCCAGCTGGTGCATTCGCTGCACTGAATGACTTCTCGGCGTCGATTTCTACCGCAAAGAAATTCAATACAAAACCTGTTCCGACCAAACGCGCGGCGTTAGACCTGTTGGCTTCGGCTCACTGGATGCGTCGTCAGTACGGGAAAATTCTCAACTCTTTAATCGAATTCCATGAGGGCGACATTGAAACCGTGGTCGGTTCCCTTGTCCGTGATGGAACGAAATTCACCTTCCCCGATACCTACGGCAAGTTGGTGACTCACATATTGGAGACTTAACAAATGGCTAAATCTGTTTTTGTTCTAGGCATGGACATCACTTGGAACTCAGCGCGTGGTGACAGTGCGCAACTGAATGTGTCACGTCCACTACGTGAAATTAACTCGGAGAAATTCAAGCGTCGCACCATTGGCGAATCGGGTGATGTTAACCCGCAATGGGATCAACCTTTGATGATTGATCATACTTACGCCCTGCTCCTTGAACGCACTGGCGCGCTTGTTCCTCGCCGTGAATACGAGCTGCGTTTGGAAATCAATCCAGACGACCCATTGGCCGGTGCGATTGTGACGGAGTTGATCCCCGTCGACCAAGAAATCAAGAAGCACTTTGAAACTTCAATGAAAGCGCAAGGTTAATCCATGCCTATTTGTGTCGATGTTACTCGTCGTGGTTGGCTTCAAGCCACTGGGGAATCTACTGAGCACTGTAGTTCTTACGTGATGATGTCGGTCACTGACTTCAATCAATATCAAGAGCCTGTCGCCTTCAATAGCGACCTGTTCTTATATGTAAGTGGCGTGCTTTTGGTCAACATGATTGTTGGGCATTGGTCAGGCCGTGTTGTTCGCCTTATGAGTAAAAGGTAATTCTTATGAAAAAACTAGAACTTGTTGTAAATAACGTAAAAAGCGCCGTGGTAAACAAGAAAGTCGCGGTGGGTGCTGCGCTTATGGTCGCGTCGGTTTCGCCTGCATTTGCTGACGGCATCACCGATGCCATCACGGCTGCCACAACCAGTGGTCAAGCTAACGTATCGTTGACGGTTGCAGGTCTTATCGGTATGGCGGCACTGGGCTTTGGTGTAACGATGATTGTTGGCTTCCTTCGTAAGTAACGGTTCGTCTCTATGCCTCCGATATCTGGTAATTTACTTGGGGATGTTCTCGCTATCGTTCTAGGTGTTGCTTTTGCGGGGGCATTTCTCCATGGCTTTGTGAGTGGCATCAATACTCACTAATCAGTGAATCAGGGGGCTTCGGCTCCCTTTTTTCTTGGTTGTTCTATGAAAAAACTACTTCACATCCTGCCGTTACTTTTGCTGTCCTTTTACGCAAATGCTAACCAAGTCTTTTATGCCAAGGTAACCAGCTTCGTTAACAGTGGTGAAGAGCCGCTTGCTCGCCAATGTGCGAACATCGGTGTGGGCTCTTATATCGGTTATTCCTCGGGTAATAAAACCATTCCTCTTCGGAAGATTTTGCCTAACGGCATCAACTGTATTTCTATCCAAATCGGTCCTTCTGCTTCGGTTATTTATACTCGAAACTCGGTTCAACATCGGATTTGGTTTAACTGGGAGTTTCAAGATGCCTGCCCTGAAAATCAGGAATACAATCCGACTACTCGATTGTGTGAATCTCAATGTGAGTTTGGTGAAAACCCTGATGGCTCTTGTATGGATGCTTGCCAGTTCAAGCAATCTGTCAATGAACAAAAGCTGCTTCATTGGTCTGCATATGTTTATGGTCCTGAAGTGACTGGCGCCTGTTATGGTGATTTCGGTGCTACTCGGTGTGAGCTGCGTCGACCTCCGGTCTCAGTGACGGTATGTACTGATGCGGATTCTGGTGAGTTTACGCAAAACACGACTTGCACGTCACAGTTTGTCTTTACTGGAAAACAATGCGATGGCGGCACACTATTTTGGGGAAAGAATGGTCCAGATGAGCCATTTGATCCAGATAACCCTGATGACCCAGAGCATAAACCTGACGACCCTACGGGTGACATCGAAGACCCAAGCGTCTTACCCGATGACTCCACCAATACGGTGACGCCTCCTGATGTGAATGACAAGCCAGATGTGGAAGACCCGGACACCGATGGTTCAACAGACACGGCAGTTCTTTCCGCGATTAAAGGGCTTAATGCTGACGTGAACAGTGGCATTCATGACTTAAACGTCGATGTGAATGAATCCCACGCCAAGATTAACAATGCGGTCATTGACCTAAAAGCCTCGGTGGTCGGCAACACGCAAGCCATTCAAAAGCAGCAAATCAACGACAACAAGATTTACAACAACACCAAAGCGCTCATCCAACAAGCGAATGGGGACATCACCACCGCCGTCAATAAGAACACCAACGCAACCGTCAAAGGACTCAAAGAACTTGATACTTCCGTTGGCGACTTGAACGGCAATTTAGATGACATTAAAGGACTGCTTACGGGCGGTAACTTTGGCTCACCCAATGGTGAGGACGTTGCCGAGGTTATCTTCTCTTCAGATGACTTCGTATCGATAAACGAAACCATTCACGACAAGCGTCAATCGATTCAAGATTACGTCGACCAAGTGAAAGGGCTTGTCTCTATCAGCACCAATTTTAATAACGGCTCACTCAGTGATAAGTCATTCACCGTTAAAGGCACCACGGTTGAATCGGGTTTACAACGTTTCGATTCGGTCTCTGGCTACGTTCGCCCAGTGGTGCTGTTTATCTGCGCTTTGATAGCACTTTGGATCTTGTTTGGTCCTAGGAGTAAATAACATGGATTACATCTACGCAGCTTTGGAGTTCATTGCCAATGTTGGTCAAACGCTGCTCGACTTCATTCAAAACATCCCTGACCTTATCATTAATTGTGTCGAGTATGGTGCGCTGTGGTGCATCTCTATTTGGCTGGATATCAAAATCGCATCAATTCAGATTTCATTGAGGATCGCGCAGACGTTACTGGCAGACTATGGCGTCTATACCTTGATTGAGAGTAACTTTAATTCCCTTCCCTCTGACGTGCGTTACATCCTAACTCAGTACGGGGTGACGTCTGGCTTGCGGGTTATCTTTGACTCGTTCGCCGCTTCGCTTGTCATGCGCTTCTTTAACTGGTGATAACATGGCAACTTCATTTCGATACGGTCATGGCGGCTCTTACAAATCAGCATGCGCAGTATGGTTTGACCTACTTCCGGCACTTCGTGAAGGTCGAGTCTGTATTACCAACATTCATGGTATGCAGCCCTTAGAAGTGATCGAGAAAAGACTCGGTGAGAAGTTTCCTGATAGTGCGCGCCTTATTCGCATTAGCTCTCGAAACCCTGACGGCTTCGAGCTTTGGAAGTACTTTTTCTGCTGGGCACCTATTGGCTCTTTTATCCTCATCGATGAGTGTCAGCAAATCTATTCCACCAATGCTGGCTTCAAGATGGCGAACATACACAAGCGCCCTTTTACTGACTTTGAGCCTCACTTACCGCAAGGATTTTCAGAAATCTTCCACTCTCGCTGGCTTACTGTGGATACATCCAGTTTAGACCGTGGTGAAGTCGATGACTGCCAACGTACCCGCTTTGATGAGCAAGGACGCATCATCTATCCCGAGAACTTCAACAACGCGTTTATGGAGCATCGCCACTACAACTGGGACATTGTGTTACTGACGCCCGACTTCGCTCAAATCCCTAAAGAGTTAAAAGGCGTCGCCGAGCTGGCAAAGCAACACAAAGGGAAAGACGGGATCTTCTTTTCTAATCGTAAGCCAAGAATATTGGAGCATGACCCGCTTCGTACTGTCACGGTGCCAAGTAAAGATGATGTGGTTTACAACCTGAAAGTCCCTCTCGATGTGCATTTGCTTTATGCCTCTACGGTGACTGGGCAAATCACTAAATCGGGGCTTGGTAAGAACATCTTTCTTAATCCTAAGTTCTTAGCCGCTGTGGCTATCTTCATTCTTTCAATGGGATATTTAACGTATGCGCTTATTGGTATTTTTTCTGGTTCTGAGGAGACATCTTCGCAAGGAACGCCAGCTCATCAAACTTCGCAGCAAGGTGCTGTTTCATCTTCAAACCGTCAAACGAGCCTTAATCAAAACCATGCGGTTCATTCTGTCGTGGGTTCTGGTGGTTCTGATTGTTCGGGCGCTGGTTGCGATGGTCGGTCTTATTATGATGTAGGCTCGGTTCCAGCTTGGTTCCCACTATCGAATTCTGAAAGTATCTATGTCTCCGCGGTTGAGCGCTGGTACAAGAAAAAGGTGGTTTACGTGAATGTTCATTTCGAAATCACCACACCTAGAGGTGTGTCTTATCTTGATGATGTGTTCCTAAAGAAAGTCGGCGTTCAGATGGAATACCTCGACGATTGCTTGGTGAAGCTATCGGACGGCGAATCTAACTTTTTTGTGACGTGTTCACCCTATGAGCAGATTGCACAAAACCAGAAATCAGACATTGAGCTCAAGCCTGTTGGCGGGCTGTTTGGAGGCGATGAAAGCTAATGAACGAATACGTAACTCATGGGCAACTGCTCGAAATCATCGAACTGTTTGACCATCTCTCCATGCTTAACGCGATTTTAGTCATCATCGTTTACGACCTCTTTCGTAGTGGTGTTCGAATGCTGTCTGACTATCTGAATAAGGAAAACGGACAATGAAGATGACATCAGAACGGTTTAATCGTGCGATCTATAACTCCCCGCTTGGCGCGTTCGTTTTAGTTGGTCCCCCGACATTTGAGCAGCTTCAAGAACGTAGGCTATTTGTTTTACGGTTTGAGATAGCGATGAGCAAAGCCATTTATGGCTGAGTTCGTTTGCTATCAAAACACGAACCGGTGCCAGGATTATCGATGCCATTTTGCCATCGTAATCGAACCAGGGAACTTGCTGCAGAGAGGGAAAATGATGGCAATTACAATTCGAGATACTCAGGAACACACAGAAATGCTCTCACAGCTCAAAGAGCAAACGGGCACATCAACTATGAGTAAAGCGCTGCTCAAAGGTGGTTACGATGCTTTGAAGTACAAAGAGCTATACCTTGTAGAACGTAGGAAGAATGAACAGCTTAGAGGCGAACTGTATAGACATACAGAAGCAATCAATGACTATGTTGGTGCGCTCGATAGCTTACGAGAGTTAACGCAATAAGGATGGGCATCGCCCCGACCGAAGGGAGTCACCGAGATATAAGGAGTTGCGAAGCGACGACGAAGCACCGAGCCACCCACCACTGGCGATCTTGGGCACTTGCTTAGACTGGCGAGTGTCCCTAACTGCCCAAGCCTAAATAGGTAATACCACCCCTCGCCCTGCCAGAATCTGCCTTGCAGAGACCCACCACATCAAAGGCGCATAAACCCACGGGAACACATCAATACTATCAGCACCAAAGCTTTGCGAGTTTCGAGCAAGGCTTTTCCTGTATCAGATGAGACCTACCGACCAGAGCGCGTAGCAAGTGAGGACGGGCTAGGACGATTGCGCTACGTGCGCGGGAGGTCAAACCCCCGAATCTGTATTACGGGGGTAAATTCCACCATGCTTCAACTGTTTGATGAAATCGTGATTAAGATCGAATAAGTAATTAAACACCTATGCAATTAATTTATCTTATTGAAAGTATGAAGTTTATCTATTGAGATGCTCGCAAAGAAACGGCATTATGTGCGGCTTTAAGCCATCTATAAACAATATTACAATGTCAGAAAGGTATATTTTATGAATGAGTTACTAATCAAGGCAAGTAACGCTTATCCTAAACTATCAACTCAATTTTATACTATGATTGAAAACGCTGAGCAAAAGCTTGAGCAGCTTTACTCTGTTACAGTCTCCCCCTCACAGAATGGTAGTTTATTCATCGAAGTATTTGGTAAAAGAATAGAAATATCCTTTTCAATGGTTCTTAGCGAATCTCAGGTTTTTTACGGACAAGCCACTTCTATTCTCATCCAAAATCCAGATTCATACTTAGAATCCGAGTCAAAGATTTACTCTACATGGTTTGACGATTTGGGTAACGTGAAAAAGGACATTTCAGGTGGTTTTTCTACGGAGCATATCAGAGATGCTGGTTTCTTATATAGTTTCATAGAACAGTCTTTAGTCCAGTTACTCGCTTCTGACGAGTTCCAAGCAGCTACAAATGGTAAACAAACTGTTTAAGAGTGATTCGCAAAGCGTTGCATTTTTTACTAAGCGTTAATTTTAGTGTTCAAGGTGGTTGCTTCGGTACTGCGTTGCTCCCCCCTTAATGGGTGTTATGTGTTTTGTTGTACTTCGTATGATGTAATACTCCGCCTCCTGTTTTATAGAGATACGAAATGTTTAAGTTAACAATTAAAAACTTGCGTGAAATCGAATTTTTTTCGATTACACTTCCTTTCAAGAAAGGTGTCTACGCGATTACCGGTGAAAATGGTATTGGCAAAAGTACTATATTTTCCGCAATGTCGAGAATTCTTTACAAAGGTGCGCTAACTAGTTTCTTTAGAAATGATGGCGATAGCGAGACCTCTGTAGTCTACGAGTTGAACGGTAAGAAAAATACTTGGATTAAGTCCCCCAACTGGAAGCGAACCGATAGCGACTCTGAAATTTTTGTTGACGGTACATTTGAGGCTTCAATCATTTTCGGACAAAGATTTAATGATCTTCACAAATCTAAGATAGGAAAGGCTAATCGAGTTAAAGAAGAAGATTTGAAAGATGCGGACAACTTTGTAAAAGAAAACCTTGGTCACATCCTAAAGTCTGACAAAAACTATTATGACAACTTAAAAATTGTCAAAACAAAAAGTCATGCAAATTCGTTGCAATTTGAAGGGCAACCTTACTTTCGCCAAGTTGGTTCTAAGTGGTTAAGCCAGTTTTTTATGAGTTCCGGTGAACTATTATTAGTCGGGATGCTTCACTTTATAAATGAAAGGATTAAATACAAATCCTCTCGTAATATATCCTCATGCTCGGTTATGATTATTGACGAGATTGAGATTGCATTACATCCCTCTGCTCAAGAAAGACTTGCTGTCTTTCTACACAAAATATCTGCTGAGCATAATTTTTGTATATATTTTGCAACTCACAGCGTGCAAATTATCAGTCACATTAAACCATCGAACATCCACCATATGAAAACTAGTGTTTCTGGTGGTATTGAAGTCGTCAATCCGTGTTATCCAGAGTATGCAGCACGCAGCCTGTATACAAATAGCGGCTTCGACTATCTACTTTTAGTAGAAGATGAGTTAGCCCAAAATATTGTAGATAGAATATTAATTGATGAAGGTTTAAGAAGCAGCAAGTTGATCAAAACGCTACCTTGTGGTAGTTGGGATAAAACACTGGAATTGCATTATGAATTTATGACATCCCGTCTTACAGGCGTGAACTGCAAAATTTACTCTATTTTGGACGGTGATATTAAAGATCTATGTGAGAAGAAATTTAATAAACCTCACAACTACTCTGGTTTGACAAGAACCTATCTACCTATCAACAGTATAGAGAAGTTCATTAAGCAGAAATTGATCGATGAGCCGTGTTCGCGCTTTGTTAAAAAGTTGGGTGACAATGTATTTACATATCGTTGCCTCGAAGACATTGTCTCAGACTATAAGAGCAAAACAAAGGATGACGACAATAATGGTAAAATTCTGTACATGGTTCTTACCAGATGTGCTGAAGAACAAAATGTAACTCGAGAGCAGTTCAACAAACAAGTATGTGATTTTGTATATCAGAACGTGGATTTTAACTCTCTTAGACGGTTCTTGACTGGAATCATAAGATCAAACACATAGCAAACTGTTTAAGATTGATTCGCAACGCGTGGCATTTGACCACGCGTTTTTCGCTTCTACTACTTGATCCAATATTTCCTTAGACGTAGCCTGTGTGCGCTAGGTTTTATATGTCAAGGATATGAAATGGCTAAGTTTTTAAACACAAGTGCTACCAACTACTACCTCGAAGAGCTAATCAAAAACGCCTCTGAAAGACTGATTCTTATCAGCCCTTTTCTCAAACTTAATGATCGTATTCGAGAACTTTTAGAAGACAAAGACCGCTTAAAAATCGACATCAGAATTGTCTATGGTAAGAGCGAACTGCAACCCGATGAGATTAACTGGCTTAAAGGACTCTCTTTTGTTCGGACGAGCTTTTGTAAGAACCTTCATGCTAAGTGTTACATGAACGAAAGCTCATGCATTATTACAAGCTTGAATCTGTATGAGTTCAGTCAAGTAAACAACAATGAGATGGGTATCTTCATTGACCGTGATGAAGATGCAGAGATTTACAAAGACTCTTATGAAGAAGCACAACGCATCATCCGTATAAGTGATGAGGTGAGAATATCTTTAGAGAAGGTGCAAGCTGAATCAGCCCCTCCCGAAAGTAATGAGCCAGCTGCTAACGTACAAGAACAAACGAAGATCACCTCTTCAAAATTAGCGAAAAAGCATAACCTCAAAACGGACGATTTCCTTAAACTATGTGTTACCAAGGGGTACTTATCTTTTGATGATGGCAAGCATTCGTTAACAGATGAGGGTAAGTCGTTTGGTGGTGAGTTTAAATACAGTAAGCGCTTTGGTCCTTATTTCATTTGGCCTGAGTCATTAGAGGTTGTATAG